GGCGCGGCGTTGCGTTATAAAAAACCCAAACTACCCTAACCTACAGAGGTGACAAATCGACCTCTCAATATCAATCTAAAAATATTTTTCCGGAAGTATGAATGCCCCTCTATACTCTTCGAAGTATTATCGAAGACGCCCCTATTGGAATTTCTGGAAGGTTGTTATAGCGGGATGGATGATAAGATATCCACGCCCGTTTTTTATTGCACTAGGATTTTGTATTGCTGTGATATATAATGCAGTGTCGAAATGAAAAAGAAAGAAAAAATTCCGGAGATATTTTTATGACTGCAACCGAAAAAATATATCACATATATGCAAAGGAGAAGTGCATATACCATTCATTAAAGGAGGAAGAGTTTAAGAATACCTGGGAGAATTTAAAAGGAATGGTAGGTATTATGAAGACTGATTATGAGGTAAATGATTTGAGTTATATTGAGTTATCTACGAACATCGGAGGGGGGAATAACTTATCTGCTGAACCTCCTGGAACTCCATCTTATTGAAGTTGACAGGAGATATATAGACTGTTAAAATTGATGTTGAAGGATTATTTTTCTTATGTCAAAAGGATTTACTGTTAAAGCTGCAGCACCAACCAAAAAGGAAGAATGGGATATTGCTGCAATTAAAGAAAGAATGAAAGGAAAGTCAATTGTATTTTGTCTTCCTGGAAGAGGATGCTCTTTTATTTTTCTGAAAGCATTTGTACAACTATGCTTTGATATGGTACAGAATGGAATGAGTATTCAGATTTCACAAGATTACTCATCGATGGTAAACTTTGCACGTTGTAAAGTATTAGGTGCAAATGTTCTTAGAGGTCCGAATCAAATTCCTTGGGATGGTAAATTAGAATATGATTATCAACTTTGGATTGACTCGGATATTGTCTTTGACACTAACAAGTTCTGGCAACTTTGTGATATGGCACTGAGTGAAGATGGAACTGAGCGTGAGATTGTTGCTGGTTGGTATGCCACAGAAGATGGACACACAACATCTGTCGCACACTGGTTAGAAGAAGATGATTTCCGCAAGAATGGTGGAGTTATGAACCACGAAACTGTGGAGTCGATTCAGAAGCGTCGTAAGCCGTTCACTGTAGATTACACAGGTTTTGGATGGGTTCTGATTAAGAAAGGAGTTTTTGAAAATCTCGAATATCCTTGGTTTGCTCCTAAGATGCAAGTCTTTGAATCTGGAAATGTTCAGGATATGTGTGGAGAGGATGTTTCATTCTGTCTTGATGCAAAAGAGAAAGGCTTTGATATCTGGTGCGATCCTCGTATTAGAGTTGGGCATGAGAAAACTCGTATTATCTAATGAAACAATATAACGTACTTTATAAAGGGCGTAAGATTTATACAAACCTCAGTGCAGAAGAATGTACTGAGGTTCTTCAAGACCTCTCGGAACGCTTTTTCTCGGGAGATGATATTGATCCTAATTTAATTGAACTGGAGGAAATTTAATGGCACTTAATAAAACTATCTTTCAACCTGGAGCACCTAAGAAAACTCGCCAAGGACGTTCTGCTCGTACACTACTGAGTGCAACCTCTCGTAATGGCAAAAAGAAAAAGTATCGTGGACAAGGTAAAGGTTAAATAATTTTCAGAGTGCTTAAATAGGTTAAGCACTCTTTTTTTATGTCAGAAAAAGAACGATTTATTCTTAATTGGATTGCCGAGGTTTCAAAGGTGAGACCAGAATTAAATGGGTTTGCGGTTTGCCCGTTTGCTTCTAAGTCGAAATATCGCATCGTAGAGTGCTCTGCAAGCGACATAGAACCCATTCAAGAGTTAGATGTGGTAGTTTATATTATCGAGGACCATTTTAATTTGAATGAAGTTCAGGAGTGGGTAGATGTATGTAATAAAAAGTATGAAACATGGAAGTTTTTTGAGGATTGTGGTGCCTACGATACATTCATTAACGGAATTAAAACTAATAATGGCAAATATAATTTGATTTTAGGACAGCCAACTCAGAAACTACGCTCATTTAGGGAAACTTTAGCAAAAACATCCTACTATGATATGTGGGATGATGAATACTTGAAAGAAATAATGCAAGATGATTATGATATTATTGAAAAACGGGATAGCAACCCCGTAAAAAGTTCTGATCTAATCAATCAGGAGCTAAAAATGACTAAAAAAGTCGATAAAGACCAAAACTTTATGAAAAATGAGTGGGGAACACAGTATTTGTCAAGTGAATATGGTTGGGATAACCAAATTGAGAAGCAAAAAATGCTTCGAGAGATTGCAAATGACGACTTAACACCAAAAAAACACGATTTTTACCATCAAAATGAAATTCACTCAAAAATTCGTAATGATGAGGACTATGATGACTGGGAATACGGCACAGAACCCCTCTATGAATCAAAAAAGACTGATAAATAAGATAGATTTATAACATTAAATGCCTCTAGAAAGGGTAAGTCAAGGTTTTAAAGACATAAGTTTATCATTTCAGACTAATCCTCTGACTGGTGATTTAATTGCTTTGAAGAATGAGTCAGCAATTGCTCGTTCCGTTAGAAATATTGTACTTACCCTTCCTGGTGAAAAGTTTTTTGATGAAGATTTTGGATCTAGAATATCAAAGTCATTATTTGAAAATATCGATGAACTTTCGGCATCTACAGTTAGAGATGAAATTACAAATTCCATCAATAACTACGAACCAAGAGTTAGATTAATAAGTGTAGAAGTATATCCCGATTATGAAAACGGTGCTTTTGATGTTGTTATAATCTACAGAATTATTGGAATAGATGTTCCACCTCAAGAGTTACAGTTCGTCTTGCAACCTACCAGGTAAATGCCATTAGTAAATTTTTCAAATCTGGATTTTGACCAGATTAAAACATCTATAAAAGATTACTTAAAATCAAATTCCAATTTTACGGATTATGATTTTGAAGGATCCAACTTGGCAACTATTATAGATGTTTTAGCATATAACACTTATATCACTTCATATAATGCAAATATGGTTTCAAATGAAGTGTTTATTGATAGTGCTTCGTTAAGAGAGAATATTGTATCACTTGCAAGAAATATTGGATATATTCCAAGGTCAAGAAAAGCAGCACTAGCAACGGTAAGCTTTTTTGTAGATACAACAGACATCACTCCAGTACCATCAACATTGACGTTGAAGAAGGGTGTTGTTGCAACCACATCAGGATCTTTTGGCAATCAATCTTTCGTATTCTCGATTTTAGATGATATTACTGTTCCAGTTGTAGATAATATTGCATCATTTAATGATATTCAGATATATGAAGGCGTTTTACTCACAAGCAACTTCACATATAGTGCAAGAAACGTAAATCAAAGATTCATACTACCAAATGCGGGGGTTGATACTGCATTAATATCAGTAAAAGTAAGAGAAAATGTTTCATCTACATCATCTATAAAGTATAGATTGCAAGATAATGTATTTGACATTGATGAAAACTCCAATGTTTACTATATTCAAGAAATTGAAGATGAGAGATATGAAATATTTTTTGGTGATGGCGTTTTATTTGGGAAAAAACTAGAAGAAAATAATTTTATTGAAATAAATTATATAACTTCAAATGGTGATAGTGGTAATGGAATTGGTCAATTTAGTTTTTCTGGAAGTTTATCATATACTCGCAACTCAATAGAGTATCAGGTAACTTCTGGAATATCTCTACTTACAACTGGTGTTATATCTCAGGGCGGCGAAAATATTGAATCAGTGGAATCTATTCGTAGATATGCACCAAGAATATATTCATCACAGAATAGAGCATTATCTGCAAATGATTACGAAGCACTAATCCCATCAAAAATTTATCCAGAGACAGAATCAATCTCTGTATTTGGTGGAGAAGAGTTAATTCCTCCACAATATGGAAAAGTCTTCATAAGCATAAAACCAAGAACAGGAGATTTTATACCAAATCTAATTAAGGAAAACATAAAGAGAGATTTAAAAAAATATGCTGTTGCTGGTATAGTACCCGAAATACTAGATCTGAAGTATCTTTTTGTTGAGGTAGATTCAAAGGTATATTACAACACAAATCTAGCTCCAAGTTCTGCATTTGTTTCTACTATCATTCAATCAAATGCTACAAAATACTCAGAATCAACTGACTTAAATAAGTATGGTGCAAGATTTAAATATAGTAAATTCTTGAAGATAATTGATGATAGTCACGAATCTGTTACTTCAAATATTACTAAAATTCAGATTAGAAGGGATTTGCGAGTTGCATTAAATACAATCGCAGAATATCAAATTGGATTTGGGAATGCATTCCATATTAAGAGTATGGATGGATATAACATCAAATCATCTGGATTTAGAATATCAGAATTCCAAGAGACTGTATATTTGTCAGATATACCAGATTCCAACAGGACAACGGGTTCAATCTTCTTATTTACAGTTCCAAATGTGAATTCAACTACTGCAACAGTTTTAAAGAGAAATGTTGGAACAATAGATTATGTGAATGGTATTATAACATTAAATCCTATTAATATTCTTGAAGGTAAAATTAAGGATGGACAATCTATTATAGAAATTTCTGCCATCCCAAGGTCAAATGATGTAATTGGATTACAGGATTTATATTTGCAACTAGATATTAGTAAGAGTATTTTCGAAATGATTCCAGACCAAATAGCATCTGGACTTGATCCTTCGGCATCAAACTATATTGTAACTTCAAGCTACAGTAACGGAAATTTAGTAAGATCATAACAAAATGACAGAAAAGAGAATTCAGATCAACAACGTTCTTCAAAATCAACTCCCTTCATATGTTAGGGAAGAATTTCCTCTAGTTGCCGAATTTTTAAAACAGTATTATATCTCCCAAGAATTTCAGGGAGCACCAGCAGATCTTATTCAAAATATTGACCAATATATTAAATTAGATACAATAAAGCGTCAGGAAGAATCTACGCTATTGTCATCTGATGTTTCTTTCTTGGATGAAACCATTAATGTTCAATCCACTATAGGATTTCCAGATTATTATGGATTGATACAAATTGATAATGAAATCATCACATATACAGGAAAAACAGAGAATTCCTTTTTAGGTTGTGCAAGAGGTTTTAGTGGGACAACATCATATAATGATGAAAACCGTCCAGACCATCTAGTATTCGAAACTTCGCTGTCAGAGGACCATACAAGTGGGTCTGAAGTAAAGAATTTGAGCTCTCTCTTCCTGGCAGAATTTTTCAATAAAATTAAATACCAGTTAACTCCTGGATTTGAGAATAGAGATTTTTACACTGGATTAGATAAGTATCTTTTTATAAAGCAATCTAAAGATTTTTATTCAACAAGAGGAACTGATAACTCATTTAAAATCTTATTTAAAGTTCTTTATGGTGAAGATGTTAGTGTTATCAAGCCAAGAGACTTACTTGTAAGACCATCAGATGCTCAATATCAAGTAACAAATGATTTAGTAGTAGAGAGTATTTCTGGCGACCCAACCGATCTCATCAATTCAACTCTCTTCCAAGATGAGTATGGTTCTATTTCAAGTGGTTATACTGCAATTTCCGATGTAGAAAAGATAGTATCCAAAAATGGAAGAGTATATTACAAATTAAGTTTTGATGGTGGATATAATAGAGATATTCGTGTTGATGGATCTTTGTATGGAAATTTATCCATCCACCCCAAAACCAAAATTATTGGAGATGTTTCCCAAAGTTCTACAACTATCGATGTTGATTCTACTATCGGATTTCCAAATCAGGGAGAAATTGCAGTAGTATATGACGATGGAACTGAAGGAGTTATTACATATTCTTCAAAAAATCTTAACCAGTTTCACGATTGTCAAAATATCGAAAAAACTGTTAAAGATTCTACTGAAATAAGTTTAAACGTTTATGCATATGGAACTTCAAACAAAGATAGAAATGAAACTATAAAGGTAAAAATAAATCCAGTTTTATCTAATGTAACTTTTGATTCGGATTCTTACTATTATAAGAAGGGTGAGAGAGCTATTATAAGATCTTTAGGGTTAAATCCAAAAGATTCTAATGTGTATAATAGTTGGTTCTTTAATAACTCCATCGTAATAGAATCAAGTACTTTACAATTAATTGATATTACAGATAATACATATCTTTTGACTACAATAATTGCTCACAATTTTAAAATTGGTGACAAGTTAAATTTAGTATCAAGTATTGGAAGTGAGAGTGAAACAAAAGTAATTTCTGTTGTATCCGAAAATAGTGTTAAAATTTCTGGACAAGGAGTATTAGATACTACAAAAAAATATACAGTAAGAAAATTAATCCTCAAAGCTGAGTCGGAAGTATATTCAAATATTAATACGGAAATTGCTAATATCCAAAATGCATATGCTGATGGAGATAAAGTTTTAGTATCTACACCTTCTCTGCCTCATTATAGTGATTTGCCACTAAAATCTTCTGCTCGTTCTATTACTTTCTCAGGGACTTTCGTTGGCGATTCTTTCCAAATAACAACGAACAGAGACCATGGATTCTATACGGGAGAATCTGTTTATTACACATCTTCGAATGGTTCTTTGTTTGAAGATGGATTGTATTTTATACAAAGAATAAACGCAAGCACTGTTAGGTTTGCAAAAAGTAGATCAAATATTTACAATTCAATTTTCGTTTCATTAGATAATCCAGTAACGGTTTCAAATAGTACGATTGAAGATTATGAAAAGTATTCTTTAGAATTACAGTCACAAAAATTACTAAGAGAACTGAGACCACCAATTAATGATGGAGGTGAGTATGTCACCGATCCAGGTTCTACTGGTATTCTAATCAATGGTGTAGAAATATTAAACTACAAATCTAAGGATAGGATTTATTATGGTCCTCTAGAGGATATTGAAGTTAATAGCACGGGTGCTGATTATGACGTTATAAATCCACCAACTCTAGTAATCTCAGATTCGGTTGGAACTGGTGCGACTGGATATTGTTCTGTAAATGGTTCTCTTAGAGCGATAAGGATTATTGATCCTGGATTTGATTATCTTGAAACTCCAAAAATAAAAATAAGCGGAGGTAATGGAATTGGTGCAAAGGCATTTGCTTCTTTAAAACTGGTAGATCATAAAGTATATTTTAATGCAGAACCACAATCGTCTCAAGTAGACACCTCAAATAATTCTATTGGTTTCACCACATATCACAAATTTAGATACGGTGAAAGAGTTGTTTATAGAACTGATTCGCAAGAAGGTGTTGGTGGAATATCAACTAATTCTTCATATTTTGTTTCAACTGTTGATGAGTATACAATAAAATTCCACAATACTTATAGCGATGCATTATCTGGTATCAATACAATTTCATTAACATCATTTGGTGTTGGTAATCAGTACATAGAATCATATAATAAGAAGTCTGTTATCAATTCTATTAATGTTCAGAGTGGTGGCGTTAATTATCAGAACAAGAAGAGAACTGCAATAGCATCCGGAATAACAACATCTATTGAAAATATAGAGATTAAGAATCACGATTTCAATTCTGGAGAAATTGTAAAATATAGCACAACAGGAAGTTCTATTGGTGGATTAACTGCTGGAGAAAATTATTACGTTACAAAAGTCGATGATAATAAATTTAGATTATCTTTAGTTGGCATAGAAACTGGCAATAAAGATTTTTATTACAGAAATAAGCAATATATCAATCTAACATCAACTGGTAGTGGAGTTCATTCATTTAATTATCCTGAAATTAGCGTTGAAGTTGTTGGTAGGGTAGGAATATCTTCCATAAATGGAGAGACATTCTCAGCAAAGGTACAACCAATCTTTAGAGGAGAAATTACTTCAGTACACTTAGAAGAAAATGGCGTTGGATATGGATCATCTGAAGTTCTAAACTTCAATAGAAATCCTCAAGTAAACTTAAACATTGGTTCTGGTTGCAAATTAATACCGATAATAAATGGGGGTAAACTTGAACAAGTTCTTATTAATAATCCAGGTTCAGGATATATTGCTCCACCAGATTTGGCTATTCGTACTGAATCTGAAGGTGTAGGTGCTGTTATCACTCCAGTACTGGAAAATGGCACTATTACATCTGTAAAAATTATTGAAAGTGGAATTGGATATGATCCAAAAAATACTTTCATCGAAGCTATATCTCCGGGAAGTGGCGCAGATTTACAACCAAAAATAAAATCTTGGACAGTTAATTTGTTCCAGAAAAATTTGAGTAGCATAAAAAGAGATGATGGATTTATATTTAAAAATTCAATTTCAAGATATGGATTGCAGTATGGTCACGTATATGCACCAAGAAAACTAAGAGAAAGCATTTATGCAGTGGAACTTGGTGGTGATATTCTTTATGGAAAAACTGATTTAAGAATATTTAATAATAGTGAAGTTTCTTCTACAGACCACTCACCAATTATTGGATGGGCATATGATGGAAATCCAATTTATGGACCCTATGGTTATTCTAAAAAAGATGGCGGAATAGTAACAAGACTAAACTCAGGATATTCTCTAAATCCCCTAAGCGATAGACCACCATTCCCAAATGGATTTTTCATTGAAGATTATGAGTATAATAATAATGATGATGATACTGTGTTAGATGAACATAACGGAAGATTCTGTATAACTCCAGATTTCCCAAATGGGACTTATGCATATTTTGCAACTATAGATTCTTCATCTTCACTATCTTTTGGTGGTTATAGATTGCCAGCTTTTCCATATCTAATAGGAAATACCTTCAAGTCTAAACCAAATGAATTTAACTTTGACGATAACTCAAACCAAGATGATTATGATTTAAATAGTAGCAATTGGATAAGAAATACTAAACATTATAATCTGTTTAAGAATAGCGCATCATATCCATATTTTAATTTACCAAATGATCTAAATCAAACGGTAGATATTAAATATGCTTCTCCCGGATCAGTTGAAGACATTAAAATTATTTCGGGAGGATCTCAATATAAAGTAAATGATAGGATAATATTTAATGATAATGATACTAGAGGATTTGGATTATCATCCAAGGTTTCCAGAGTTAGTGGAAAGAATGTAAACTCTATCAGCGTTGCTTCAACGACTGTTTATAATGTTGAAATTTATCCACAAGAAGGTAATAGTGGATTATTCTTTATAGAATCTGATTCGCCACATGGTATTAATAATAAAGATCTGGTTACATTATCAGGTCTTAATACAAGTTCAATATTAGATAGATCTTTTTATTCTGCTGGAGTTACTACAAATACGTTTTCAATATCAAGTCCAAGTGGAGTTGGTACTGTAGGATTGACTGGAATAGTCACTTATTTCTCGGTTTCCGGAAATATTGCATATTCAAATGTTAAAGAGAATGACATATTCTCTATTGGAAGTGAAAGGGTAAAAGTACTTGAGGTTGATAGACCATCATCAAGAATTAGAGTTCTGAGATCTATTGATGGCACTGTTGGAACAGCACATAGTTATAGTGACGTTTTATATGAAGTCCCTAGAAGAATTAGTATAAACGTTGGTAAGTCAACTTCATTTGCATATAAACCAAACAAAGAGATTTATTTTGACCCTGCAGAGGCAGTTGGTTTAGGTAGTATTTCTGGAGTGGGTATTGGTTCCACATTAGTTTTCTCAAATCCAGGAGTTGGAATTACAGAAATTACAATTCCAACAAAAACAATTTATCTACCAAAACATAATTTAAATACGGGAGATTCGCTCCTATATTCCACCTATAGCGGAGATGGAATATTAATATCATCTGATGGAATATCAACTTCTGTTCTTACAGACCAATCAACGGTTTATGTTGCCAAGGTATCCGATGACTTAATTGGTATTTCTACAGTAAAAGTTGGACTAGGTTCTACGGGAACTTTTGTTGGTGTAACAAGTTTAACTGCAAATACAGGAACGTTATACTTCTTGGGAATTGGCACAGGAAATTATCATAGTTTTAAAACTGAGTATCCAAAAGTTAGTGGAAACGTTTCTAGAAGCACAGTTACTGTTTCTACAGCACAAACACATGGACTTATCAATAACGATTATGTATTTGTTAATGTAAGTCCAAACACAACTGAGAATTATGTCATTAAGTATAATGACTATAATAGAAAAGTATTGATTAATCCCAAAGATTTTTCAGCAGTTGGTGTCAATACAGTAACAAATACTATAACAATAAATGATCACAATTTTAAAAATGGGCAAAAAGTTTTATATACTTCAGCATCACCATCTTTAGGATTATTAAATAATGGAGAATATTATATTATTGTTTTTGATAAAGATAATGTCAGATTATCCGAATTGTATATAAAGGATCCATCATTTATTCCACAAATAGTGGATATTAATTCCGCCGATGATGGAACACTATCATTGATAAATCCACCTTTAAATGCTTATAAAAATTCAACATTATCTTTTGATGTTTCCGACACATCACTATCATATTTCAAAGATTCTGCTACATATTCTGCATTTGAATTGAACTTTTATTCAGATTCCAACTACACTCAATTATTTGATAAATCTGAGGATGGTTCTACTTTTGAAGTAAAGAGATCTGGTAGAGTTGGTATAGATTCGACAGCAAAAGTAACTTTGGATATAAGTGCAAATATACCGCAAAAATTATACTATAGATTGGATCCAGTATATAAAAATGTATTACCTGAAGTAAAGGAAACTACAAGTGTAGATGATACGGTATTCTCTAATAATGAAATAAGTGTCGTTGAAAGTGATTATAGTGGGAAACACCAAATTACTTCAATTGCTTCAACATCATTTACTTATGTATTGCTAAGAAATCCAGAATCATCTTCATATGATCCAACAATATCTACTGTAAACTATGAGACAAATTCATCAAATGCTTTTGGTGGGATAACAAAAATTGATATAGAAAATAAAGGTCAAAACTACTACAGTTTACCAGAATTTTCTACAGTTAGAACATCTAGCGGATCTGGTGCGATATTAGAACCAGTAAGTAAAACTATTGGTAGAATAGAAAAAACCAATATTAGCGATATTGGTTTTGATTTTTCTTCAGACTTTACAATAAGACCAAGTTTAGCTTTTCCCCAAATAGTAAAAATTGACTCATTAAGCTCTTTTGATAGTATTGGAATAACATCTGTAGGTAGAGGTTATAACACTACACCCAAATTGATTGTTCTTGATGGAGAAACTCAAGAAATTATTCCAGAAGTTGATTTAAGATACTCTATAGGAGATACTAAAGTTACTATTCTGAATAATACTTACAGATTAAACCCAGTAACACCAAAGATAATCCCAACAGAAAATCCAAATGGTGTTGGCATTGGAACTATCATTTACAATTCTACAACTAAAGATGTTTCTGTAATTCTATCCGTTGGATTTAGTACCGGAAATACTTTCCCATTCTCTGTGAATGATAAAATTATGGTAGAGAATGTTAGTATTGGAATTGGTTCTACTGCAAAAGGTTATAACTCACAAAATTATAACTATCAATTGTTCACAATAACTTCAGTAGATGAAAACATCGGTGGTATTGGTTCAATAACCTACAATTTGAGTAATTTCTTAAATTCTGGCGAAGAACCTGGCACATATGATCCAATCAACTCTGCCGGAAGAATAATACCAGAAAAATATTTTCCAGTTTTTGATATTTCACTAAAAAATAATGATTTCTTAGTGGGAGAAAATGTAAAATATGAAGATTCGCAAGAAATACTTGGAGTTGTAGAATCATGGGATAACAAAGTCAATAATCTTAAAATTTTAACTAGGGATTATGTCGAAAGTGATAGAGTTTTGCAGGGATTATCCTCAAAATCAAACGGTATTATCTCATCTGTTACTGAATTTAATGGATTTATTGATGTTGGTCCTTATTCTAAAGTAAAAAATGGGTGGATTACAGATACTGGAGTACTTAATAATGATTTGCAGAGAGTTCAAGATAATTTTTACTACCAAAACTTTTCATATTCACTAAAATCTAAAGTTTCATATGAAACTTGGGAAGATGCGGTTGGATCTCTAAATCATACGGCAGGATTTAAAAAATTTAGTGATTATCAATGCGAACCTTCTATTAGTGAAGTTGAAGGTAATCAGTTATCTGTTGGAATCTCTACCAGTATAATCGATATCACTGCCGACATTGTTGGATTTGGAAATCTAAATTGCGTATATGACTTTGATTTAGTTAGAGAAAATTCATTGAGAATTGAAAATAGAGTTCTATCAAATGAGGTAGATTTTACAAGTAGAGTTTTGACTGATTATTTTGAATCAGTTGGAAATAGAGTTTTAACTATAGATGATTTCAGTAGTACTTTTAATAGTTATCCAAGACCAACAAGATTTAGTGATATAAATCGATTTGCACTTGCCGATGCAAGAGCATTAAAATATATCACTTATGTTAAGGATAAGAGATATATTGGACAAAGGCAATTGATGCTAGTCACCCTTATTCATGATAATTTTATTGGGTATATAAACCAATACGCAAGACTAGAAACATCTTATGATTTAGGTTCTTTTGATTTTATTGTTGATGGAAATGACGGTGTACTTAGATTTTACCCAGTAAAATATTCCGTAAATGATTATTATGTAAGTGTTTTATCAAATAATCTAAAAGAAAACTTCTCTGGAATTGGTAGCACTACTCTAGGTGGTTTGGTTGACTTAAAAACAAATACAACGTATGTATCTAGTGGTTCTACGACGATAGTTAGTCTTGGAACAACATATACTTCTGGAAAGATTTTAGTCGAAATTAGTTCAAACACTGGAGAATATCAATTTGACGAATTGAGTTTTATACATAACGGAACGGATATTGAGTTTATAGATTACGGTCAATTATCCACAGAATCTTCCAGTGGATATGCATCTTCTGGATTTGGAACATATAATGCATATATAACAGGTTCAAATGTAAATATTGATTTTACCCCAAACATTGGTATTGCCGCGTCAATAAGCACCCTCCAGGTTGCAATTTCAGATTCTTCCGTATCTGGTGTAGGGACATTTGATATGAAGTATGCCAAATTTGGGGCAAGATCTACTTCGATTGCATCATCAACGTCTCCAATATCCAGTGTCATTGGAGAATATCCAAATGAATACGATGGTGGATATTTTATTGTTCAAGTATCAGATACCACAAACAATTACCATCAATTATCCGAAGTCATATTGATAGATGATGACTCAGAAACTTACCTAACAGAATTTGCAAATATAGAAACTAATTCTGGTTTAGGAACTGTAGGAGCTGTAAAATCTGTAGATGGAACACAACTTCTGTTCACTCCAATAGCAAATATAGATGCTGAAGTAAAAGTTTACTTCAATTCACTTAGAAGTATTGATGATACTAGAGATAATGTCAGTTATAATAACGGAACATTTACTACAGGATATGGTGATTATTTTGGTACAGATATTGATATCCGAAGAGCATTTGACATAACTCACAAAAATTATCCAGTATTTGAAAGACTATTTAATGGAAGCAATTCATCTATTGTAGATATAAATGAAAATACAATCAAACTTCCAAATCATTTCTTTGTTAGTGGAGAACTTATTACATATTCTTCTGGTTCCGAAACAACAATTAATGAACCAATTGGAATAGTAACAACATATTTTGGTGTTGGTATAGGAACTACTGACAAATTACCAAGCTCAGTATATATTATTAAAGTTGATAGTAATACTATAAAACTTGCAAAGAGTGCAGAAGATGCATTAAAAACTGTTCCAGTTGAAATTGATTTTGTTTCTGTTGGTATTGGAAGTGAACATACAATAACCTCAACAAACCAAAATGCAAAAGTTCTGGTTACTATCGATAATGTTATTCAATCTCCAATCGTTTCTACAGACATTGTTACTGGACTATCTACTAGCGCACTAAGTTCTGAAGATATAATTTATGTTGATAGCATAACAAATCTTTTTGGTGGAGATTTGTTAAAGATTGATAACGAAATAATGAGAATTTCTGGTGTTGGTATTGGAAGCACCAATTCAGTTAGCGTTATTAGACCTTGGATGGGAACAGAATCTGTTGGACATTCTACAGGAACAACTGTAACCAAAGTTATTGGCAACTATAATATTGTAGATAATACAATAAACTTTGTATCAGCTCCATATGGCAATGTTCCATTATCATCTACTACAAATCCCCCAGATGAAAGAGATTGGATAGGAATTTCTACTGGATCAAGCTTCCAAGGAAGAGTGTTCTTAAAGAATGGAACTAGAGAGACTACAGAAGAGACATATTATAAGAATTACATATTTGATGATATTTCTTCTGGATTTAATGGTATCGGAAAGACATTTACCTTAACCTCTGAAGGTTTAAACATAACAGGAATATCCTCAGATAATGCAATTGTTTTAATAAATGATATATTCCAACCTCCTGGACTGACAAATTCATACACTTTAGATGAAGATGCAGGTATAACTTCAATATCATTCGTCGGAGCAGCAACATCTCTAGCATCTGATATTAATACATCAACTTTACCGGTGGGTGGTTTGATAGTTTCTGTTGGTTCAACTGAAGGGTTTGGATATCAACCACTAATATCTGCAGGAGGAACAGCAATCGTATCAACTGCAGGCACTATTGCTTCTATTAGTATAGGAAATAGTGGTTCTGGATATAGATCTGGAATTCAAACTGCAACTGGTATAGAACCTGTTGTTGTTAGAGTTGCCGTTGCAACCTCAAGCACAGGAACTCCAAACATAGAATTCATAGGAACTGCTGCTGTCAATAACGGTAATATTGTTAGTATTGCCATCACAAACCCAGGAGTTGGATATACGTCAACAAACCCACCTTATGTTATCATTGACGATCCATTATCATATTCAAATATACCTCTTGTATACTCAAGTTCTTCTTCAGGTATAGGAACTCAATCAACTATTGATATTGTTGTTGGACAAGGTTCAAGCGTTATTGATTTTACCATCAATAATGTTGGATATGGATATACTGTTGGAGATGTTTTGACTATTCCTATTGGTGGAATTGCAGGTATTCCTACAACATCATCACCATCATTTAAAGAGTTTGAGGTACGTGTTGATAGAATATTTAATGATAAATTTACTGGATGGTCTGTTGGTGAAATACAAATATTCGATAATATAGAATATCTTTTTGACGATCAGAGATTAATTTTCCCACTATACTATCAGGGACAGATTGTTTCTGTATTGACTGAAAAGGGTTCGAATATTACAATTCAAGATACTCTTTTAGTTTTCGTTAATGATATTCTTCAGGTTCCTGGAGAGGGATACGTATTTAATGGTGGAAGTGCTATTGAATTCACAGAAGCACCAAAAATTGGAGATACTTGTAAGATTTTATTCTACAAGGGTAATGGGGATGTTGATGTTATTTTCCGAAATATACTGGAAACGGTAAAAATTGGAGATGATATTATTTTAACATACGATTCTTTGCTTGGGCAACCAGCAACTCTACTAGAAAATCCAAGAACAGTTCTTGATATCAAATCTACAAACTTAGTTGATACAAATCCATATTATGGTCCTGGAAATACAACGGATCCAACATTAAGAAGACCAGTAATATGGTGCAAACAAACTGAAGATAAGATTATTAATGAGCAAGAAATAAGCAAAGATAGAACATTATATGAACCATCAATATATCCTGCAGCGTATATTATTCAGTCTGTTGGTGTGGGTTCAACCACTGTTTATGTGGATAATCTAAGACCTTTCTTTGATCCCCAGAATGAAAATGATATTGAGTTAGATTTCCAAAATAATATTACCATTATATCTCAGGAGAACAAAGTTGGGGCTTCTGCTACTGCGACTGTTTCTTCTACAGGAGAAGTAATATCTGTTACTATAACTGATGGTGGATTTGGATACACTTCAACCCCAGTAGTTGTTTTTGAAACTCCGGTTGGACTTGGAACTACCCAAAGAGCTTCTGGAATTGCATCAGTTTCTTCTGGTGTAGTTACTAGCATTTCAATTTCTTTTGGTGGAACTGAATATTCCCAACCAAATCCACCAAAAGTTCTAATAGAAACCCCTTCTGCAAATTATGAATCTGATGCAGTCACAAACTTTGTTGGCGATTCTGGAGTTATTGTTGGATTTGGGACGACTACCATTTCTTCAGCGGATAAAGTTATTTTTGACCTTTATATTCCAGAAGACTCTTACTTGCGAGATTCATCCTTGGTAGGATCTGCAGTAACATTAAGTTCTTTAAATCAAGATGATTATTTTATTGTTTACGATTCTAATGTTGGTTTCTCGACTGATAGTTTCTATTCTTTAGATAATATAGGAAATACTATTGGTATTGCTACTACATGCATAGATAACATCTATCAAGTAGATTCTGCAAGTGATGTATTATCAACGATAACTGGAATAGGAACAACTATAGTTAGAAGAGTATTTGCAAGAGTTAGTGGAATGGCAACAGTTTCCTTTGGTTCATCAACATCATCTTTTTATTTTGGAAGCTTTAGTTGGGGTAAAATTAATTTATCTTATAGAAGTTCTGAAAATCAGTATAATGCATATACAAATAATGGCATATCTGGTATCTCATCATCGGCACTTATTTTTAGAAGTTCTCCACTAAAATATAAAAATTATATAATATAAATGCTTTTAATATCTCTAATAAATAGATAAAAAAACTCCGTCAAATGGCAGCCATTATAACTGATCAGATTAGAATATTAAATGCAAAAAACTTCATTGCTGGAGTATCTACGAATGTGAATTCGTATTATGCTTTTGTAGGATTACCAAATCCTACAGATGTTCAAAGTGATTGGAATACAAATCCTCCAGCACCAAAAGATAGTTTTAATGAAGAAAATGACTATTGGGATACAATAATCGCGTTAAAGAAGATTTCTCAATCTGACGTTCGCCAAGTTGTCCAAAAAAGAAATTGGACATCAGGACTAACATATGATTATTATAGACATGATTACAGTAGGTCAAATATAGCACCAATATCTGGATCTACCAATCTATATTCTGCTTCATATTATGTCGTTAATAGTGACTATAAAGTTTATATTTGTCTCCAAAATGGAACAGACCCAGAAAATCCAAGAGGAAGACCATCTCTAGATGAACCAACATTCACTGACTTAGAACCAAGAGCGGCTGGTACTAGTGGAGATGGATATATTTGGAAATATCTATACACAATTAGACCAAGTGATATTGTAAAATTTGAATCCACAGATTTTATGCCAGTTCCTTCGGATTGGGAAACTGGTAGCGAGAATGCATCTGTAAGAGATAATGCTATTGATGGATCTATTAAAATAGTTACCATAACGAATAGAGGAGTTGGTATTGGAACTGCAAATAGAACATATACTGGAGTTCCTATTAGTGGAGATGGAACTGGTGCAGAGTGTACAATAACTGTTAATAATGACCAACAAGTAGAGTCTGTAGTCATCTCAAATCAGGGATCTGGGTACACTTACGGAAACGTAGATTTAGTTGCTGGTGGAGTTCCAACTGGTTCAACAAGACCAACATTTGATGTCATCATCTCACCAAAAGGTGGGCATGGAGCAGATATCTACAGAGAATTGGGAGCATATAATGTTCTACTCTATTCCAGAATAGAAAATGATAATGAAAATCCTGATTTTATAACTGGCAATCAAATTGCAAGAGTTGGAATAGTAGAAAATCCCCAAGCATTTAACTCTTCCCAGATTCTAAATCTTGAGAAAGCGAGTGCTCTAAATGCAATCAAACTATCTGGTATTGGATTTGATTCTGCAACCTTTACTCCAGACTCATTTATAACTCAAACAGTTGGAACAGGTGTTACTGCAGTTGGTAGAGTTGTTAGTTATGACCAAACCACAGGAGTTTTGAAATATTGGCAAGATAGAACTCTAGCAGGATTTAATACGGTAGGAACAGCACAAACAAATCCAATTTATGGATTTGATTTGGTTGAATTTACAAGTAATCCACTTACTGGGGGAAGTTTAGTAATAAATGGAAATGTTGGTTCAGTTTTATCGATAAGCACTTCATTCACTGGTGTATCTACCGTAATAAATAATAGAACATACTACCTTGGTCAGTCTTTTACAAACGGGTTGTCGAGTCCAGAAGTTAAAAGATATTCTGGAAATATTATCTACGTAGATAATAGACCATCAATAACTAGGTCATCAAATCAAAAAGAAGATATTAAAGTCATTTTGCAGTTCTAAAGAATTATGTCCCAAGTAACCAATCTCAATGTTGCGCCATATTTTGACGATTTTGACGCGAATAATGACTATCATAAAGTATTATTTAAACCAGGATATCCAGTACAAGCTAGAGAGCTAACAACATTACAATCAATATTACAAAACCAGGTAGAAAGATTTGGTCAGCACTTTTTTAAAGAAGGTGCTAAAGTTATTCCTGGCAACATTTCATACAACCAATTTTATTATGCAGTTGAATTAGAGAACTCTTATTTGGGAGTTCCAGTAGATGCATATGTTGAGCAGCTTGTTGGTACAAAAATAACGGGACAAACATCAGGTATCACTGCAGTTGTTGAAAAAGTTCTTCTATCTGCAGATTCTGAAAGAGGATCTACTACTTTATATCTAAATTATATAAGCTCTAGTACCCAGAATAATTCTACGGTTGAATTTTTGGATGGTGAGGGATTATTAACTAGTGTAACTATTACATCAGGATTACTTGGAAATACTGCAATAACTGCAAATTCTCCCTTTGCCATCACAAAGGCAACTAATGCAACTTCTACTGGTTCAGCCTTTTCCATCACAGAAGGTGTTTACTTTGTTAGAGGTTACTTTGTAAATGTATCGACAGAAACTTTAATTCTAGACCAATATTCTAACAATTCAAATTATAGGGTTGGTTTATTTGTCAATGAAGAAATAATTAATTCTGATATTGACGAATCCCTAAATGACAACTCGCAAGGATTTAACAACTATTCAGCTCCCGGTGCGGATAGATTAAAAATATCACTATCTCTATTCAAAAAAGATCTAACAGATTTTAATGATAACAATTTTGTAGAACTTGCTACAATTATTGATGGTGTTATCAAAACAAATCGTTCCACAAAAGATTACAATTTAATTGAAGATGAGTTGGCGAGAAGAACATTTGCAGAGTCTGGAGATTACTATGTAACTCCTTTCGATCTAACAATAAAAGAGTCTTTAAATGATGGTTTAGGAAACCACGGCATATTTAATGAGGGTCAGTTTACTTATGGTGGGTCAACACCTTCAGAAAGTCTAGCAGTTTATCAGATTTCTCCCGGAAAGGCATTTGTTAGGGGATATGAAGTCGAAACAATTTCCCCAGTATTTTTGGATTCTGAAAAACCAAGAACTACAGCAACTCTAAAAGATTTGGCAATCAATTATAATACTGGATCAACTCTAACTTTAAATAGAGTTTATGGAAGCCCAACTATCGGTATTGGAAATACATATGTTCTTAGCTTAAGAAGTGAAAGAGTTGGTGCAGCATCAACAACAGCACCTGGAAAGGAAATTGGTGTAGCTAGAGTATATGACTTCAGATTAGAATCTGGTTCATATGACGCAGCAAATTCAGATCTAAATCAATGGGACATTTCTCTATATGATGTACAAACTACTACAGAAATTACCCTAAACGAACCAATAACTCTTACCGTACCAACATTCGTTCAGGGAAAAAATAGCGGCGCGATTGCATTCCTAAAGGATTCTGTTACGGATAGTTCTTTAATTACCTTATACCAGAAAAATGGCGATTTCTTAAGGAATGAATCGTTTATTTTTGATGGGGTAAGTAATAATAGAATTGCTACTGCAATTACTTCACATACTATCTCAGATGTAAAGTCTGTCTATGGTATTGTTGGTGCAGCAAAAACATTTACTGCTGATACAATTCAGTCAGATGCATTTTTAGTTGGTATTGCAACTATAAGTTCCGAAAGTGGTGGTATTAGTACAATCACTAGCACAAATCCCAATTTCCCAGGAAAAATTATTAAAGTAGGAAATCTTGTAAAATATAGCAATAATCTATCACAAGAGCCAGCATATGCAAGTGTCGTTAGTGTTGGAACTACTACGGTAGAAATTTCTGGAGTAACAAGCGTTACCGGTATTAATCAAGGTTCTCTGCCACAATCAGACTTAATTGTAACCGATCTTAAGATTACTGCAACAAGGTCAACTAGATCGAATGACGACACTCTCTTTACAATTTTACCTAGACCCAATGTTTCTTCAGTCAATCTAGATGAAGCATCAATAACAATCAGAAAAACTTACAATGTATCCATATCGGGTAATCAATTATCTGTCCCAGTAAACGCTGGAGAAAATGAGACATTTTTACCATTTGATGAGGAAAGATATTCTCTGATTAGATCAGATGGAAGCACAGAAGTTTTGACATCAGATAGATTTGATTATATTGGTGGTTCAAAGCAACTTCAAATTTATAATCTGGGTTCTGATGATAATGCTACTTTAGTCGCAACTCTAACTAAAATTAAACCAAAAGCAAAGAACAAATTAAAGAATAGAGTATCATCTATTATTGTAAATAAGTCAAAACTATCTGCATCCGGAACTGGAACAACAACTCTAAACGATGGATTGATTTATGGTAATTATCCATATGGAACAAGAGTTCAGGATGAAACTTTATCACTAAATGTTCCAGATATTGTTAATGTTTGGGGTGTATATGAATCAAAGACGACGGCAGATCCTTCTGCTCCAACATTAGTTCTTTCATCAATTAGTGGTCCTTCAACTAAGACAACGGATTTGATTTTGGGTGAACAGTTTATTGGTCAACTAAGTGGTGCAATTGGCGTATGCGCCGAAAGATTAACCGACTCTCAAATATCATTCATTCCTAGAAATGAAACTACACTCAAAGAAGGTGAGACAATAACTTTTGAAGAATCAGGAATTCAGGCAGTAATTACAACCATAGACTCCCCAAGTCTAAACATTTCATCAAATTATAAGTTTGATAATGGGCAGAGAGGAACATTCTATGGTCATGGCACAATAACGAGAACTGCAAATTCATCTTCCCCAACTAAAAAACTAAAAATCTATTTTAGTAGCGGTTACTATCAAGATTCTGATGATGGCGACATCACCACAGCAGATTCATATACTGGATTTGATTATGTTAAGGATATTCAAACAGTTAACTCTGTAAGAAACTGTGATACGTTGGATATTAGACCAAGAGTTTCTGACTTTACTGTCACAGAAAACTCAAGATCTCCTTTAGAGTTTTATGGTAGAGAATTTGATAGATCTGGAAATTCTGCAGCAAATATTTTAGCATCTGACGAATCTATTATTACAACATTTTCTTTCTATCTTGGAAGAATTGATAGAATTTATGTTCGCAAAGATGGAACTTTCCAAGTTAAGTACGGCGTTCCTTCAGAAAAACCAGAAAAACCAATTTCTATTGATGATGCATTAGAAATTGCGACGGTAACGCTTCCACCATATCTATTTGACATCTCTCAGGCTTCTGTTCAATTCTTAGAACATAAGAGATATCGAATGGTCGATATCAAACAGCTTGAAAATAGAATTAAAAACTTAGAATACTATACTGCATTATCAACTCTTGAAAGTAGCACTGCAAACTTGTTTGTCCCAGACAACGATGGTCTAGATAGATTTAAGTCTGGATTCTTTGTCGATAATTTTAGCTCACTCACATCACAGGAAAATGGAATTCCTTTTGAAAATAGTATCGACTTAAAGAATAAAGAACTTCGTCCCAAACACTATACCACTGCAGTTGATTTAATTCCTGGTCCTGTTGAAGGACTAGACCCAGATGTTGATTATGCATTTGAACAACCAGAAGGCAATAATATTAGGAAAACTGGTGACCTTATAACTCTAGATTATTCCGAAGTTGAATGGTTAAAACAGTCTATTGCAACAAGAACTGAAAGCGTAACTCCTTTTGTCATTAGTTTCTGGCAGGGAACAATCGAACTTACTCCATCTACGGATACTTGGGTTGATACAGTTCGTTTAGATGCAAAAATTATTAATGTTGAGGGTAACTACTCTCAAACAATGGCTCAAGCTCAACAACAGTTTAATGTTGACCCACAAACTGGATATGCACCTACTGTTTGGGGTGCTTGGGAAACAAACTGGACTGGAAAGGAGGTTATTGAAAGTGTAAGCGTTAGAAGTGATACTTCTTATAACTATGGATACTATGGTTATTATGGTGGATGGTGGTGGGGCTGGCCATATGGTTATTATGGTTACTATGGATATTGGGGTTACTATGGATACTGGCGTCGCCGTTGGGGATATTCAACTACAACGGTAACGCAAGATACTTACAGAGAAGTTAAAGAAACCGGTGTAAAATCAAGAACTGGAACGACCACCTTCGTTACTGAGCAGTTTGATAGAGAGTCTATTGGTGATAAAGTTGTAAGTAGAGATTTAGTTCAATACTTAAGATCTCGCAATATTCAGTTTATTGCAAAGAATATAAAACCACTTACACAAGTTTATGCATTCTTTGACGGTGTAGATGTTACTAAGTTCTGCACACCAAAACTACTTGAAATAAGTATGATTTCTGGTGTGTTTGAAGTTGGAGAAACTGTTATTGGCACAGTTGCAAAAACTGGACTAAGTGAAACATCTATTGAAGAAAGCGATCCAAAGATTGCATTTAGAGTTGCACAATCAAACCATAAAGAAGGGCAATACAACAGCCCATCTTCAACTTTCCCATTAAATCCATATACAAGTCAACCACTTCCAGCAACATATTCATCAACTAGTGAAGTTCTTAATATTGATACATTCTCATTATGCGCTCAATATCAAGGAGAATATAGTGGATGGGTTCAATCTGGTATGACTTTGGTTGGCAAAACCAGTGGTGCTCAAGCATCTATAACGAACGTTAGATTGGTTTCCGACGTATATACTTCTCTAATTGGAAGTTTCTATATACCAAACCCAAATATATCAGTCAATCCTAGATTTGAAAATGGTTCAAAGACGCTTACCCTGATTAATAATAACATCAATGACCACAACTTAGCTTCAACAATTGCTGAAGAGAAGTTTATTTCTAGTGGAACTATTGAAACTGTTCAGGAAAATATCATTTCAACAAGAAATGCTAAGATTGAGCAAAAACAAGAACTTGAGCAGGAGAATGTGTCCAGAACAACTGGAAATCAGTTGGTTAAGAGTGAAGTTGTATCCAAGTCAACTAACTGGTACAGATGCCCCTGGTGGGACCCTCTCGCACAATCATTCTTGGTGCAAGAAGAAAGTGGTGTCTTCTTAACAAGATGCGAACTATTCTTTAAGACTAGAGATGATGCAGATATTCCAGTATTGTTCCAAATCAGAACGATGCAGAATGGATATCCCACACAAACCATTCTCCCATTCTCCGAAATAATTCTAGAACCAGATAGTGTCAATATTTCCAATGATGGTTCAGTGCCGACTTCATTTACATTTAAATCTCCAGTTTATCTGGAGGGTGGCAAAGAATATGCAATCGTTGTTGGTTCTAACTCAACTAAGTATAATGCATATATCTCAAGAGTTGGTGAAGTAGATATTCTTACCCAATCATATATTTCAAACCAACCATATCTTGGATCTCTATTTAAATCCCAGAATGCTTCTACCTGGGAAGCAAGTCAGTGGGAAGACTTGAAGTTTACTCTTTATAGAGCCGAGTTCATAGATTCTGGTAGTGTTGATTTCTATAGTCCTGAACTGAGACCAGGAAACTCTCAGGTCCCAACTTTACTACCAAACTCACTGAACTTAAACTCCAGACAGATTAGATTGGGTCTTTCTACTGCAATTTATGATGCAAATCTCACCTTAGGAAATACTATTCTCCAACAGGGAACAGATGCTTCTGGCAATTATATTGGAAATGCAGGTATTGCAACTGGAGCACTTCAAATTATAAATGCAGGTATTGGATATACTCCTTCATCAGGAATTGCAACCTTCACAAATATTGACCTAATTTCAATAACTGGAAATGGAAGAGATGCAAAAGCAGATATTACAATTTCAAATGGAGTTGCTATTGGCGCTACAATAGTTAATTCTGGAAATGGTTATCAGGTTGGTGATGTTCTTGGTATAAGCACTCTTGGTTCATCACCTGTTGGTAGAGATGCGCTATTCTCACTTGTTTCAATTGCAAGTACTAACGAATTGATTCTTGATAATGTTCAGGGTGAATTCTTAACCACTGGAGTAGGCAACACTGTATTGTATGTTAACAATGTTGGTTTGACTACAGTATTAAACTATTCATTTGGTGGCGATGTTCAAGTTGATGAGAAAAACGTTGATAACGATGGATTACATATTGTTGTCAATCACAAAAACCACGGAATGTATTTCAGTGATAACTATGTGGAAATTTCTGGAGTGGAAAGTGATATTCCACCAACAAAACTATCCACAGATTATGCCTTTGATTCCACTGCATCAATTCCAGTTGTCGATTCTATAAATTTCGCATCTTTTGAAAATGTTGGAGTCAGTTCAACAAATCCTGGATATGCTCTTATTGGGAAAGAGTTGTTTGAATACAGAGCAACTAGCGTTGGTTCTCTTGATGATATAACCAGAATTGGTTATATTGACCCAACATTCTTCTCACCGACAGCATCAATGGCTGTTGATCACTTATCAGGAACTCCAGTTTATAAGTATGAATTGGGTGGAGTTTCTCTATCAAGAATTAATACTACTCATTATCTTGGTGATGCAACCGTTGCAGATCCAATCAAGTTTGATTCATACAATATCAAACTTGATATGAGTTCAAATGGAACTGATAGAACACTAAGTTCAGGATTCCCCAAACTTTATATCAATGAAACAAAACTTGGTGGAGGATTTAACATTAAGGCTACACAAAATATTCCTTTCGAACTAATAACTCCATCCGTTCAAAATATAACGGTACAAGGAACCGCACTAAGCGCAGAAATTAGAACAGTTACTGCTTCTAGTATTAGTGGAAACGAAATTCCATATGTTGATGTTGGATATGAACCTCTTGCATTAGATAAGACAAATTATTTCAACACACCAAGACTTATTGCTTCCAAAATCAACGAAACTTCCAAACTTGGAACTATTCCTGGAAATAAATCAATGAACATTAGAATGTTCTTGAACACAGTAGATTCTCGCGTAAGTCCGGTAATTGATACTCAAAGAATCAGTGCTATTTTGACTTCCAACAGAATTAACAGTGTTATTACAGATTATGCAACTGATAATAGAGTTAATACTTTGGGAACCGATCCATCTGCTTTCCAATATGTTTCTAAAGAGATTACTTTAGAAAATCCAGCGTCATCTATTAAGATTATTATAGATGCTCACATAAACACTTATTGTGACATAAGAGCATTCTATGCAATAGGAGAGTCCCAAAACTTTATTCCAATCTTTACTCCTTTCCCAGGATACAATAATTTGGATGCAAGAAAGCAAATTATAAACTTTGAAAATAGTAATGGTCTTCCTGATACATTTGTCCAACAAACAACATCTTTTGGATTTGAATCCGGAAATATTGAATATCGTGAATACAATTTCACGGCAGACAATCTTCCATCATTTAGATCTTATAGAATTAAGTTGGTAATGACATCAACCAATCAAGTATATCCACCAAGAGCTAGAAATCTAAGAGTTATTGCCCTTGCCTGATTTTTAAAATGAACCCAGAATATCTAAGAGTAGAAGGTCATCTGAACCTTCTACGAGACCCAAATACAAACTCCATCGTCAACTTGGACATGTCAGAATATCAACAATATATTGCAAGAAAAAATGTAAAAAGTGAAGAAAATAAGAAGATACAAAATTTGGAGGATGATGTTGCTAACATTAAGGGAGACCTTGATGAAATTAAGTCATTACTTAGGAGTTTAGTAAATGGATCCTGACAAAATTGTTTTAGAAAATCTTTCAAAAAGTTTTGAATATGTAAAAGCGTGTGCAGAGATAGACTCTATTGAAGATATTGAAGATTTACGAAATATTAGTAAATCTTATATGAAACTTTATATGAAACAACAAGAAGTTATATCTCAAATGTTCTCTTCTAGCACCAATCCATAAATATTTTAAAAAGTATAATAAAAATGGCGCAACCCACTTCTAGACAAGAATTAATAGATTATTGCAAAAGAAAACTAGGTGCGCCAGTTTTGGAAATTAATGTTGCCGATGAGCAAATAGATGATCTTGTAGATGATGCAATTCAATTTTTTCAAGAAAGACACTTTGATGGTGTTGGTCAAGTATACCTAAAGTATCAAGTAACTCAGGATGATATTGACAGAGGTAGGGCACCAAATGGAGACAATCCAACAGCAGGAATAGCGACTACTTCTGCTACTGCAACCATCTCAGGTTCTCCAGTTACTTTTACATATAAAGAAAATAGCAATTTCCTACAAGTTCCACCATCTATTATTGGAATACAAAAGATTTATCATTTTGATGGAACTAATACAACAACTAATAATATGTTTAGTGTTAAGTATCAACTGTTTTTGAATGATATTTACTATTGGGGATCGACAGAGATATTAACATATGCAATGACAAAGACATATCTTGAGGATATTGACTTTCTTCTTACAACTCAAAAGCAGATAAGATTTAACCAAAGGCAGGATAGATTATATTTGGATATTGATTGGGGAAGTGTTGCTGTTGGAGATTATTTAATTATTGATTGTTATAGGGCATTAAATCCAAACGACTTCAGTAGGGTTTGGAATGATTCATTCTTAAAACTATACTTAACGTCTTTGATAAAAAGGCAGTGGGGACAAAACTTAATTAAATTCCAAGGAGTAAAACTTCCGGGTGGAGTTGAATTAAATGGTAGACAACTATATGACGATGGACAAAAAGAAATAGATGTAATAATGGAAAAGATGTCTAATACTTATGAACTTCCACCCTTAGATATGATTGGATAATAATCATGCTAAATCCATTCTTTCAACAAGGTTCAAGAGAAGAGCAAAGTCTAATTCAAGACATAATCAACGAACAGTTGAGAATGTATGGTGTTGAAGTATATTATTTGCCAAGACAGTATGTTACAGAAAAGACTGTTATCCGCGAGGTTATAGAATCCAAATTCGAAATTGCTCATCCAATAGAAGCATATGTAGAAAATTATGAAGGTTATGCAGACAACTCATCAATACTTACAAAATTTGGAATTCAAGCAACAAATGAAATTACTCTCATAATTTCCAAAGAAAGATATGAAGATTATATTTCTCCACTAATCTCTGGGAAAAGTAATATAAAACTTTCGTCTAGACCAAAAGAAGGAGATCTTTTATATTTTCCTCTTGGCGATAGACTATTTGAAATAAAATACGTAGAGCATGAAAAACCATTTTACCAACTACAGAAAAATTATGTTTATGAACTTAGATGCGAACTATTCAGATATGAAGATGAAATTATTAATACTGGAGTTGACGAAATTGACGACATTCTAATTGGAGAGGATGGTGCAGATAATCAAGATGTATTTGTGGGAAGAACACAAACACTGACGTTAGTTGGTTCTGCAGTAACTGCGACTGCAAATCTGTCTTTGGTCAATGGTGGTATTAGATTTATAACAGTTACAAATCGTGGTGGTGGATACACTTCAACACCAAGAGTTGCTATTTCATCTGCTCCTTCTGGAGGAGTTACTGGAATTGCAACTGCAGTAATGATTGGTGGAGTTGTTGTATGTAATGACAATTTGAATCCGTCCGCAAAATCTGTCCAATCTGTACAGATAGTTAATTCTGGAACTGGTTACACAGTAGCACCTGGAGTAAGATTTATTGGTGGTGGAGGATCGGGTGCAGAGGCAACAGCAACTATTGGTAATGGAA